AGAGCCATCTGAGGTCACTGTGACCTACGTTCACGGCCTGCCCGCCGTGCCCAGTGACATTGTTGACCTGGTCTGCCGCCTAGCTGGTCAGGCCCTGGTCACCTTCCGATCCGGCGACCCCATGGCCCGTGCGGTCGACCTTGAGCGCATCGGCGACTACCAGGCCAAGTACAACAACCTAGAAACCGGCTTCATGGCGCTGTCTGACTTCCAGCGTGACCGCCTGGCTGCTCGCTTCGGTGCGGCCCCTGGTGTGATCGTGAGGTCTCGATGAGCCGTATTGCTCGACTTCTCAACACCAGCGCTGAGGTCTGGCGAGAGACGCGTACGGCTGACGGCATGGGCGGGTTCACGACCGTATGGGCGAGCGTCGCCACGGTACGGGCCCGCTTCAGCCAGCCATCGGCTATGGAACGCATCCTTGGCGGTCAGAGCGGCGAAAGCCTCACACACGCTGTCTACCTACTCCCTGACGCTGATGTGCGCCGAGGGGACGAACTACGGCGCGGGACGGACGTGTTCCTAGCCCTGGCGGTCTACCAGCCCAGCGAGCCGAACACGTACACGCGCGTTGACACGCTCTACCGACAGGCGGGTAACTGATGGCTTCCGGTATGCGCGGACTCGTCACAGCGCTTGCCCGTATCCGCCTACTACCACGCCGCATGGATGAGCTACGGAATACGGCGCTGAACCAGTGGGCCGAGGATCTACAGAAGACTGCCAAGGAACTTGCGCCAGTCCGTAGCGGCGCACTGCGGGACAGCATCGAGACCAAGGTGAACACGTCCAGCGGGAAAGCCTGGGTGCAGATCCAACCAGGCAAGACGCGGGACTACGCGTACTACGTGGAAAAGGGCACCAGCAAGATGGAGGAACAGCCGTTCCTTGGTCCTGCCTCTCAGATCCACGCACGCACGGGTGAGCGCGAAGTGCAGCGCAATGCGCCCCGATTCCTAGGCAGGTGGTAGGCCATGGCTACCGGCATGCGACCACTTCAGACAGCCATCTACAACAAGCTGATGTCTGCGCCTGATCTGCTGCTTCTGGTGTCCGGTGTCTATGACAAGGTGCCGGAACCCGCCCCGTATCCGTTCGTCAGCTTCGGTGCCATTCACGAACTGCCGGATGACACCCATGACGCACAGGGATTGAACGTCTCTGTGAACATTCACGTTTGGTCGATGGCGCCAGGGTCGAGCGAGACATACGACATTTTCGCCGCTGTCGACGCTGCCCTAGACCGCGTGCCCCTAACTGTTGCTGGGTTCCGACAGGTGTACATCAAGCAAGCCCAGCACCAGACCATTCCCGACCCGGACCCACGCGTTAGGCACCTGAGCGCGGAGTATCGGGTTTTCATGACAAAGGAGTAACCGCGTGTCTGGTATCGACGCATTCGGCATTGCGCTAAAGCGTGGTGACGGTGTCACCCCTACTGAAGCCTTTGTGGCCATCGGCAGCGTTCACGACGTCAAGGGCCCGGAGATCAAGCGGGACACCTACGACGTTACGGCGCACGATTCGGCGAATGGGTGGCGTGAGTTCATCGGTGGTCTGAAGGACGCCGGAGAGGTCACCATCACTCTCAACTACGACCCCAGCAAGCACGATGTCCTAGTACAGGATTTCGAGGACGTTGCACCCCGCAACTACCAGATGGTGTTTCCGCAGGGTCTAGGCGAGTGGGACCTAAAGCTAATCCTGACTGAGTTCAGCCAGGAAGCGCCGGTAGACGACAAGCTGTCTGCCGAACTCAAGTTCAAGGTGTCGGGCAAGCCGACCATTACCGCAGGAGCGTAACCACATGTACCTATCCGCTGACGACATCCTTTCCGCCGATGACCTGGCGCGTGAGCCTGTCGACGTCCCGGAGTGGGGCGGTACGGTTCTCGTTCAGGGCATGAGCGGCACCGACCGGGACCGGTTTGAGGCCGCCATGCTGAACAGCCAGATGAACGGCATTGACAAGGACAAGGCCATGGACATGTACCGTGCCCGCCTTGCTGCTGCCTGCATCGTTGACGACAAGGGCAACCGCCTGTTCAAGGGTGACGCCGTGGTCAAGCGTCTCGGGACCAAGAGCGCCCAGGCCCTTACTCGCGTGGTCGACGTCGCCTCTCGGCTGTCCGGTCTGACCGACGCTGACGTTGAGGAACTGACGGGAAACTGAGTTCCCGCCCAGAGCGGCAGTTTTACTTTCGCCTGGCTGGCTACCTCGGTATGCCAGTCGCCGAATTGCTCGCTCGTACGTCATCCCGGGAACTAACCGAATGGATGGCGTACGAGCGGGTCTCAGGCCCCCTTGATGTCCGCGTACGCACGGAGATTGCAGCAAGCATCATCGCTGCCACCGTGCACAACGCTGCGGGTTCCAAGTCCAACGCCAAGCCTTCCGACTTCATGCCGGTGTGGTTCAAGCGTAAGAAGACACCGCAGGAAATTTGGCAGGACGTCATGAAGGCCAATGCTGCTTTGGGCGGGACAGTCCGCTAGGCACCTACCAATTTTGGTACGTGATACAGAAAGGGGGTGCCTGGTGTCCACGCTGGCATCACTAACGGTTCAGCTTGGCATCGACACCGACCGACTACAGGCAGGGGCGCGACGCGCTGAGGCTGCCATTCGATCCGTTGGCCAGACCACAACGGGCATGACCCGTGACGCTGACGGAAACTGGCGACACGTTGACGGGCGTGTCTTGTCCTCGACGCACGCCATGATGACCAATGGTCAGCGAATGCGTGATGCCCTTGGGGGTGTCGGTCAGGTCATGCGCGAGCTGGGCTCTGGCGCCGCATCGACCATGCGCAGGGGGATGATTGGCGCTGGCAAGGCTGGTCTGACGACTGCTGCCAACCTGGGCAAGGCATTCGCCGTGATGAGCGTCGGTGCCATCGGTGCGGCTGGTGCGCTGGCTGCTGTCCCGCTGGCTGTTGTTGGCCTGGGCGCCAAGATTGCGGCACAGAACAAGGGTGTACAGGCTGCCTTCACCAAGATGAAGGACCACGTCACAAAGACCATGACCGGTCTAGTTCAGCCCATGGTCAAGCCCATGGAACAGGCAGCCGGACAGCTCAGCAAGATTTTCGACCAGCTAGCGCCCCAGCTCGGGCAGATGTTCAAGGCTGCTGCGCCGATGATTCAGCCGCTGGTTCAGGGCATTGGTGGTCTGGTCAAGGGCCTGGTCTCTGGCTTGGTCCCCGTGATGCAGAAAGCTCAGCCCCTAGTCGAGGCTCTGGGCGGGTTTCTCGGCACGCTGGGCAAGTCGCTAGGCGGACTCTTCCAGGGGTTGTCTACCGGTATCGGCTCAGCCGCTGGCGTGTTTACTTCGCTGGGTTCTGTGATCGCTGCGCTTGCCCCGACCCTGGGTCAACTGCTCGGTCAAATGCTGAAGTTCGCCGGTCCGATCCTGTCCCAGCTACTGACCGCCCTAGGGCCCGTCATCACCCAGCTTGGTGCAGCGCTCATGCCGATCATTGCGGCCCTGGGCCCTGTGCTCGCTGCGCTGGTCCAGGCGTTCCTAGCGCTGGTGCAGGCGGTCATGCCGCTACTGCCGCCGATCACTCAGCTTGTGGTCTCGCTGCTGCCTGTGCTTACGCCGATCCTTCAGGCCCTGGTGCCACTCTTCCAGGCTCTTGGTCTGGTCGTTCAGGCCCTGGTGCCGATCCTGACGCCAATCATCACGCTGGTTGCAAAGCTGGCAACGATCCTGGCCAACATGCTTGCCGGGTACATCACTTCGGTTGTTGTGCCTGCGGTCAAGATGATTGCTGCGCTGCTGTCTGGGCACTTCAGCCAGGCGGCGGGTTACGCCAAGCAGGCAATTGCAGGCATGGCCAAGTTCGTGATGAGCATCTTCACCAAGCTGCCTGGTCAGGTCTGGGGTGCAATCAAGCCGCTCGCAGGCAAGGTGTGGTCGGTCGCCAAGGAAGCTGGCACAAAGTTGGTCGACGCCTGCAAGTCGGGCATCAACAGCGCAATCAAGTGGGTCAAGTCCCTACCGGGTAAGGCCAAGTCTGCGCTGGGCTCGCTGGGTGGCGTTCTGATGGGTGCCGGTAAGTCGCTGATCTCTGGCTTCATCCACGGCATCGAGAACATGTTTGGGTCGGTCAAGTCGACGCTGGGGAACCTGACCAGCAAGCTGACTAGCTGGAAGGGTCCGGCGCCGCTGGATAAGAGAATCCTGACCCCCGCTGGCCGCATGGTCATTGGCGGTTTCCAGGAAGGCATCAAGCGTCAGACTCCGCTACTGCGCAAGCAGCTAAAGGGCCTGACCAACGATCTGCCAGGCATGACCGCTGACATCTCGCCCCGTGGCGTCTTCAGCGCGTCTATGCGTAACGCTCAGTCCATCGTGTTCGACGTCACCGGCGCCGATGAGGACATGAAGCGGCTAATCCGACGCATCGTGAAGAACGACGGTCGGGGCAACGTTCAGACGGCCTTTGGCCGATAAGCAGAGAGGGGGTCAGCGGTGACTTTCCCGCTGGACATCCGAACGGAACTCAAGATAGGTGGCACGTGGGAGGACATCAGTACTGATGTCTACGTGCGCGACACCAAGCAGATCACGCGCGGAGTCCGCGACCAGGGTTCTACCGCTGACCCCTCTAACCTCAAGCTGACGCTAAACAACCGGGCGGGCAAGTATTCGCCCCGGAACGCCATGAGTCCCATGTACGGGAAGATTGGCCGCAACACCCAGGTCCGCCTTTCGGTGCCTGGTACGGGGGACAGCTACCTACAGCTTGACGGCAGCACAGACGGTTACGCCTATACGGCTGACAAGACGGCGCTAGACGTGACCACATCGCTAGACGTGCGTTTCGAGGGTTCGCCGAACTGGTACGGCCCAGAGAATCAGCTACTGATAGGTAAGTGGAACGACGTTGCAGACGACTGCTCTTGGATGCTTCAGCTTTACCAGGGTGGTGTGTACTTCCGGTACTCGACTACCGGCAACCAGCTTGCGTCTCAGGTGTGGTTCACCCAGCCTCTTCCGAAGCTTCCGACATACGCAGCGCTACGGGCCACGCTCAACATTGACACCACGGCCAACACGGCTACGGCTGTCTTCTGTTGGGCGCCCACGCTTGATGACCCCTGGGTTCAGATCGGCCACGCTGCCGTAGTCGACATCAGCGCGGGTGGCTTTGGCAGTGTCCACAACAGCGCTGCGCCCCTTCAGATTGGCTTCACTGACCTGCGCCACGGTGTCCCAGGTGCGATACCTCGTTACCCCGTGGTGGGGCGTGTCTACCGCGCTGAGGTCAGGAACGCCGTAGGTGGCTCTGTGGTGGCCTCTCCTGACTTCCGGGCACTGGGAGACGGAGCGACCACTACGACGGACGCACAGGGTAACGTGTGGCTTCTGAGCGGCAACGCTGAGATCCGCAACCGAGAGGATCGGTTCGTTGGCGAGATCAGCTATTGGCCGCTGACGTGGTCGCCGGATGATGCCGACATCTACACCAGCGTTCAGGCATCCGGTGTGCTACGGCGCATGGGTCAGGGAAACAAGCCGCTCGACTCGACGCTACGGCGCCGTATCCCGTCCGGTAAGCCGCTGGCCTACTGGCCCTGTGAAGAGGCCAAGGACGCTACGGCCGCGTACTCGCCCATTCCCGGTGTCCGTCCCGCCATCCTGTCTAACGTCGAATGGGCCTCTCAGGACTCCCTAGAGTCATCCCTAGCGCTGCCCACCATCAAGCCGTTGACCATCCTTGACGCGCGAGTTCCTGGTACGTCGGGCACGGGACAGTGGCAGGTCGAGTACGTCTACAACGCGTTCGGGGTAATCCCGCCATCTACCGGCAATGAGGCGCCGCTAGGCACCATCTACACAACCGGCACCATCGTGAAGTGGGTTCTTGCGATGAAGCAGACCGTTGCCCACATCTACGGATACGACGACAACGGAACCCAGGTCATCAACCAGGCCATCGGCATTGGTGACGACGTTTTCAACGGCTGGACCCGGTTGCAGTTCTACGCGAACAACAACAGTGATGGGACCTATTCGGCCCGTATCAACTGGCAGGACGTAGGCGGAGACGCAGGCGGATTCACTGTCACGGGTACTGGCACGGTCGGTTACGTCCAGCGGGTCTACTGCGCGTTCACGTCCCTAAACGATGGCTGGGGGTTCGGCCACCTGTACGTGTTGCCCGCGCTCAACCAGTCGTTCCTAACTGGGTCGGACGATGCGTACTCGGGTGAGGACGCTTACACACGAATGATGCGCCTTGCGACTGAAGAGGGTTTCAGCATCGCGCGTGTTCCTGGTGACCAGCCGGTTACGCCGGTCGGGTACCAGCGCCCTGACGCACTGCTGAACCTGTTCGAGGATGCGGCAGAGTCTGACGGTGGCCTACTCACTGAGGCCCCTGACCGCCTGACGCTGCGCTACCGGGACCGGTCGAGCCTGTACAGCCAGGAACCAGCGCTGACGCTGTCCTACACCGCGCCTGGCCTAGGGCCGGACCTTGAGCCTGTTGACGATGACACCAACATTTTCAACGACATCACGGTTACTCGCGATGGTGGTTCCTCGTTCCGGGCGTTCCTCGATTCGGGCCTTATGTCCATCGAGTCTCCGCCCAGCGGTATTGGCAAGTACGACACGTCTTACACGCTGTCGCTGGCGACCGATGACCAGCCGGAGCAAATTGCCAACTGGCGGTTGCACCTGGGCACGTTCGATGGCGCCCGGTACCCAACCGTCTCGGTCATGCTGCACAAGCCTGGCGCTGATGTCCTGATCCCTGACGTACTCCGCCTGCGTGAGGGCGACAAGTTGCGCATCACTGGTCTGCCTCAGTGGATCAGCAACGATGACGTTGACCTGATCGTCATGGGTTGGGCCGAAGAACTCGACCTGTACACGTGGACTGTAACGTTCAACTGTGTTCCCGCTGGCCCATGGGAGGTAGCAACTCTGCCCGCTGACGGCGCATTTGAGGATTTCGAGGATGACATTTTCACGGTCAACCTGTCTTCTGGCGGAACGCTTCCTTGGGCCCGTGCGACCGACCAGCACCTGAGCGGTAGCTACTCGTTCAAGTCTGGTGCGATCACCAACAACCAGGAATCTCAGGCCATTCTGACGCTGCCCGATGGCGCCGCAAGTGTTGAGTTCTGGTACATGACCGACAGTGAGGCATCTGGCGCAGGCTTCACGGGTGACTACCTGTCCGTGTTGCTCGATGGTGTCGAGGCACTGCGAGCCCAGGGCCAAACCGGCTGGACGTTCGCCACGCTCGATGTGTCCAACACGGCGGTTGTGACGTTCGTTTACCACAAGGACAACAGCACTTCGGTTGGCGCTGACGCTGCATGGATTGACAACCTGCGGGTTCGAGTTCCGTCAGAGGTCACGCTACGGGCGGACGCAGCATCGAGCACGCTGAGCAAGGACGCTGGCCCAACTGACTCGACTGTCTACGTCACCCCTGAGCCGTTCCACTTTTGGACGACCGACCCGAACAACTTCCCGTTCAACGTCACGGTTGGTGGAGAGGTCATGACGGTTACGGCCGTGTCCGGCACGGTCAGCGACGAGTTCGACAGGACCACGTCTAGCGGCTGGGGAACCACGGATACGGGCCAGACATGGACCCTGACCGGTACCGCTGCCAATTTCTCGATCAAGGGAGTCTAAGCAATGACCGACACCTATACCTCATACACCGATCTAGCGGCGCATGAGACAGAGGGTGTCGCGTACGAGCGCAGGTCGGTGCCCGCTCCGGGCGCCACCTGGTCAGCTATCGCCATTCACGGCGGAAGCATTGAGCCAGGGTCGGGGGAGGTTGCCCGCGCGATTGGTGCTGGTCTGATGAACCACTACGAATTCGCGGGCATCCTCTCGTCTGGGAATAGCCGACTGCACGTGACGTCGACCAACTTTGACGAGCCGATCTGTACCGGCATCGTGACATCTGCGCTTCGCTGCCTCTCTGCACACGGCTACGCGGACACCACGCCAGGGCTGGCCCAGACAAGCCTAGGCGGACTAGACACGGCCACCATGGCGCGAGTGCGGGACAACCTGACTCAGGCTGGTTTCTCGGTCATCACTGCTGCCCAGGAAATCAACGGCAACGACCCTGCGAACATCGCGAACAAGACGACCATCAGTGCTGGCGTTCAGCTAGAGATGTCGCGCGCGCTGCGTGACTCGTTCTTTCCTGGTGGCGCCAACAACCACAATTTGCCTGACCGTACTGACGCGTTCTACGCCTACGTGGACGCTGTCCGGCGCGCGTACCAGGGTCAGGCCAAGGTGGCAGTAGACACCATCAACGCGAGCCGCTGGGCAACGATCCCTTGGGGTTCGCCAGACTTTGACATCAAGGCTGCCATGACCACTGACAAGGTGCCTACGGGTGGTTCTCACTTCCTGCACCTGGGCGGCAGGTTTACCGGCCTGAATGACAACTACCTTGCCCGCCTTGAGTTCAGCACGACGAGCACGCTAACACTGACGCTGCGCAAGCGAGTTGCCGGTACCGAGACGCTGCTAGCTACGGCATCGGCCAACATCACGGGTAACTACGCGTTCACACCTGGGCGCATGTTCTACCTGCGTTTCAACGTCACGGGCTCGCTGCTCAGCGCCAAGATTTGGCAGGCTGGCCAGACTGAGCCTGACGGGTGGGCCGTGCAGACAACTGACACCAGCATCACGGCCGTTGGGTCGGTTGGCATCCGCTCGATCCTGTCCAGCGCCAACACGAACACGCTGCCTGTCACGTTCTCGTATGACGACTTTCAGCAGATTTCCCCGCAGAGTTTCGAGGTCACTCGGAGCGTCAACGGCGTGGTCAAGTCCCAGACCGCCGGTACGCCCGTGAACGTCGACCCTGCGCCCATCGTCGCCCTGTAAGGAACCCGCATGGCCTACTACCCGAACATTCAGCCTGGCGCCACGATCACGGCTGATCTGCTCAACAAGATGATGCCGCAGGTGATTTACAAGCCAGCGCATACCGACCGTGCGTCGACCACCACGTTTACCGATGACCCTGATCTGATCGTGCCCCTTGAGGCGAACGGGGTCTACTACGTGCGCATGATGCTGCACCACGCCTCCACGGACGCTACGCGGTTCAAGACCATGTGGCGTGTCCCGTCCGGCACTCTGGGCGGTAACCGGTCCTGTGTCGGTCCTGATCAGGGTCAGATCCTGTCTGGTACATCGTCTGGCGGTACCGGCCGATGGGGTGTGCACAACTTCAGCACGGCGAGCACGTACGGCAACCGCAACGATGCCGGTAACCAGGCGTTCGCCATGGAAGAGGGGGTCATCTTCATGGGCTCGACCCCTGGCACGCTTGCTCTTCAGTGGGCCCAGGCCACGTCTGGCGCCACTAACACGCGCCTTGCACAGGGCTCGTTCATGGAAGTTCGGCGACTCGCCTAAGCACATACCAAATTTGGTAGGTGGGGTGCGCTACGCGCGTGCCCTGCCTGCCCTTCTGAGAGGAACCACCTTGGGTATCAAGGGCATTGACGTCAGCTCGTATCAGAGCGCTTCCCCCGACTTCACGGGCGCTGATTTCTGTTTCATCAAGGCAACTGAGGGCACGGCGTACACCAACCCGCGCATGGTCGCCCAGGCCAAGGCTGCTCGTGCCGCTGGTGTGGTGGTCGGGTTCTACCACTACCTACACGCTGGCAACATCGCTGGCCAGGCTGCGTACTTCGTGGCCCAGGCTGCGAGCCTTCCGGGTGACGTCCTGTGGCTCGACTGGGAAGAGGCGGCGGTTCCGTCCGCTGACAAGGACGCGTTCATACGGGAGGTTCAGCGGCTACGCGGTTCGAACCACCGTGTTGGGCTTTACTGCAACACGTCGTACTGGCTCAACCGGGACACGTCTGGGTTCTACGGTGACGCGCTCTGGATCGCTGTCTACAACGGCAAGCCGGGCGACCCTGGCATCAAGGCGTCTTGGTCGTTCCACCAGTACACCGACAGGCCCGTTGACACCAGCGTGAGCACGTTCACCAGCCGTGCAGCGCTGAAGGCATGGGCGACCAAGTCCCCTGCGCCTGCACCTGCCCCCAAGCCCAAGCCAACCAAGCCAACTGTCAGCCTGTCCAAGCTGGTTGCTGCGGCCAA